ATTCATGTGAAATTGTCGCATAGAATTCTCAAACTCCATCGTATTCCCCACATCTTTAAATATTTTTCCAATATCTTTATTGTCTTTATTATTATCTAAAATAAAATTACGAACGCTCGTGTTGATCATTCCTTCTTGGGTTTCGTCGTATTTTGTATTTGGTGCTTTCTTATCTACATCATCTTCATAATCCGTCACCAATACATTATATAATGGATTATTTTTGGTAAATTTTTCTTTGTCTTCATTCATTTCACCTTCAAATGTTTCTAAATTTTTTTTTGCGTTTGTATGAAATATATAGATTAAAATCAAAATAAGTATAATACCAAACATCAATATGAGGTAATTGTTTAAGAGTATAAATCCAAAAATAGAAATAAACAATACAAATCTTGTTGTGGCATTTAATTTTTGAATAAAACTCATATTTTCATATGGCCATATTTGAAGTATTCGATCTTTTCGAAACAATATAGACGGTTCGTTAAACCAAAATGGATCATTCATCGTTAATTAATATACCGCTACATTTAATTCTTCTTCTTTTTCGCTTTATTTTTTTTTTTTGATTTTTTTGATTTCTTCAAGGGCTCATTTGGATTGCTATTGGATTCATTCCAAACAAATGTTTCTTCGCTTATTTGTGTCATTTTGCCTAAATCTTCTTGTCGTTCTTTTTCCTTTCTGTTGCGTTCAAGTTTTTCTTGCATGCGCTCTTTGGTTTTGGCCTGTTTCATATTTTGTTGCATCTTATTCGCCATACCCTTGAAATCGAACTTTCCACCTGGATTCATTCCCATGGAACTCATCATTTCTTTCATTCCTGGCATGGTTTCCATCTTTTTCATAATGTCTTGAGCTTCTTCCATCAATTCACTTTCTTTGATTTCACCGCTCTTAAATTTTGCCTCTAATTTGGAACCAATGTTCTTAACAATATCCATAATTTTGGCGGGATTTTTGAATAATTTCTGCAAGAAATCTTGTTGCCCTTTTTCGTCAAGATTTTCCGCATCTAGCCCAAGATCATTGGATGCTTCTTCTGCTATTTCTTTGGCTAAATTACCAATTTTTCCATCCATGATTCCGGACAAATGAGATTTCATTTGCTCTGCATCCATGGTTTGTTTAAATGGATTTTCTCCTGATGCTCCCTGGAATAAGTTTTCTACATTGCTTAAATCACCCATCATGTTTTTAAATGGATTTTCTCCTGATGCTCCCTGGAATAAGTTTTCTACATTGCTTAAATCACCCATCATGTTTTCAAATAAATGTTCAAAACTTGCATCGGCTTCTCCATTCATATTTTGGTTTGCATTCATGAAAATATTTTTCATTTCTTCCATGGTTTCGTTTATTTTATTGTGTAAATCATCTTCTTGAATCGCTTCAAACAAATAATTTGCCTTTCCAAAATCTGTTTTGTCTTTTACTTGGTTACAAACACTGAATAGAATCAGCTGAATGTATTTCCATATTGTTTTCTTGGAATTCGTGCTTAAAGACTCATCATTCATAATGGAATAAAAATCAATCTTTGGAAGAATATATCTTGCTTTTTCATTGTCAAATAACTCATTGTTTTCGTACAAAATTAAAAAAAAGTTTTCAGGAAAAATATCTTTACAGTGCGCATACACCTCATCGTCATCAAGTTCGTCGAGCGTACTCTTCAATTCTGGAAAACTAGATCCAAGATCTTTTTTAAAGTCATGAATAATTTTCTTAAATTCTTCAATATTTGTGCTTTCCATTAATTGATTGGGTCGATAATGTTTATATAAGTTTTTGAATAATATATATTTCAAACACTTGTGTGTCCATTATAGACAAGTGAAAGGAATATGAGAATAACTGATCTGGCGATGACCTATTTTAAATCGCCCAGAAAACATAAAGTTTTGTTTAAACGAGTCACTATTTATATAAGCAATTATTGAATCCAGATCTATTTTTTTCTTTGGCAATAGCATGAGGAGACTCCCCCCAAAATAAGTTACTTTTCCTCTGAAGGCCACTTTCTTTTTTCTGGTTAGACCACATAGATAAATACAATCTTTTCCGAGATTTTTCTTCATGGTAGATATATTTCGGGGAGCACCCCATTCAAACCAGTTTTTCTCATTGAATTTTCTTATCTTTCTTTGAATGAGATCATTCTTATAAGACAACAAATAAGAATTAATTTGTTCGTTTGCGCATGGGAACTCTTCGATATAAATATATGGGTTCTCGATTCCTTCGCCGTTTAATATTTTCATATTTCCAAGGCTATTTTTGTAAACGGATTCCTTTCCGCTCACTAACCCCACATACACATCAAAATAATTTTGAAATATAATAGTACTGCTCTTTACATGATCATGGAATGTCACAAAGCCATTGCTATTACAAATATAGAGATTTCTTTTATTGTATAACACTTCTTTCTCAAGTAAATTAGATTTACAGTATCGAAACACAATGACATCAATGGAAGCATTTTCAAATAAGTGTTCATCGTGAGGATGATAAATGTGAGTGAAAGTTCCATTTCGAAGCATGGTATCCAAAAGTTTCGAGGCGCATGTTAATTTGAAGAAATCCGAAGGAACCACAAAGATTAATTCTCCGTCCGATTCTAACAATTCGTAACATTTTCTCGTGAAATCAATATATAAATTTCCATGTTTGGTGCGAACAAATGGTGGGTTACCTACGATTGTTTTGTAAAATTTAACTATGTTTTGTTTCATAAAATCTCCATATATCACATTGTCCGGTATTCCTTCTAGGAGAGAAATATTTGGATCAATTTCATACATATCAAATTGAACATCCTTGTGATTTTCTTGAATCATTTCTATTAAATCTCCTTGTCCAACAGATGGTTCTAAAATCAGTTTTGGTCGATTCAAGATCAGCTCCGACACTTTTTTTTTCAGAATTTTATTTGTTGTGAAATACTGCCCCAATGTATTATTATAGGAATCCATATGATTTCGTTCTATGTATATATGTTCAAATCAATTTTTATTGATTTTTATCTCAACCGTTTTCTTTTGTATAATACATCCAACTTAATGTTGTAAGGTTCTTTACCATTGTATAAGCCTTGACCAGTACATTATCATCGGTTTTTGTACAATAGTCCTTAAACTCTTCAAAATATTGTGCAAAGGATACATCTGGTAAAAAAGATTTTCCATTTTTCAAAAAATACTCTAAATTGCTCGACATGATTGTCTCAAAATGAATTTTAGTGATGGATTCATACCATGTTTTGATAAATAATTTGATATTGGTTGCTTTTAACATTAGATTTTTCTTATAAAAATATTTAAATCCCTGATGATTTCCTACCGCATTTTTCATCAAATCAAGAAGTTGAAAGTAGAGGTCGATAAACATTTGGAAAATCTGTTTTTTTGTGTAATCGTTCATATACTAATATAAAAAAAGTGTTTAAATCTCATTTTGTCTTTGTTGTTGGAGTTCTTCAAGATTGACATTCTTTTTGTCACTTGATTCCTCTTGCGGTGTGTAAATTTGCTCGTCGTGCGGTTCATGAATTGATACATAATTGTACATTTGCTTTGTGCCTCCATTTCCCGATGCGCTAAGTTCTTTATGATCTGTATCCCAAAAGCTAAAATTGTCGCTATAGACTCCATGAGCACTGTTACACTCTCCTCCGACGGAAAAAGGATTTGGTTCGAGATTTACTTGATTGCGCTCTTCGTGAATCGTTTTGGAAATAGGCACAAAATAATGAACAATTTCATTGCCTTTTAATATTTCATGATTTGGCAATATACACAAGGTTGGAACGCTATTAATCATGGGAGGAAGAGGCATATATTGATTGTTTTGTACTGCAATGTAAGTAATGTTATCTTTTATGTATCGATTGTCAATGCACAATAATTCGACCTTATCCAACAAAGATTTGGAGTTCATTTCTTCCAGTAGCGTTTTGCTATGCTTACAATAATTACTGAAATAAAGCAAATGTTTGATATCATCCTTATTTAAATTTTTCTTGTTGGGTATCATTTCTTGATTTTCCATTTTGGAGAACGATGGTGTCACATAAGAACTGCTTGGATTCATTTTATTAAAAATATATTAAAAAAATGTATTATAACCGAAAAAATTGAATTAAAAAAAAAGTGCGTAATTATATACACACATTATTATGGAGACTAAAAGAGTGAAAGCACTGTCCGTACAAAATATCAATAACTACAAACAACAGCTAAGTTTTGTGTTGCATAATACAGATGTAACGGTTGTAAATGCTCTTCGTCGCGTGATTCTTTCGAATATACAAACCGTGGTTCTTCGTGGATTTCCCGACAAGGACAATCAAATCGATATTCGAAAAAATACAACTAGATTTAATAATGAATACTTAAAACATCGATTGTCGTGTATTCCGGTACATAATGTAGATGAAATGGAATTTGAAAATTTTTGTAATCTATACCAAATGGTCATCAAAGAAGATAATGATACCTTGGAAAAGAAGTATATTACAACGGAACACATTAAACTCATCAATAAGACCACAAAGGAAGAAATGAAGGAAGACATTGAGAAATATTTTCCGCGTGATCCAATTAGCAATGAACATATATTGATTTGTATTTTATATCCGAATTTTAGTCAATCGAAAGAAGATATTGAATGTATTGACCTTGAAGCCAGTTTTGAAATTGGATGTGCAAAAGAAAATTCTTGTTGGAATGTGGTACATCATTGTGCTTATGAGTGCGTTCAAAATCACGGAGAAGTGGAAAAATTGGCAAATCAAATTGAGAATCCCATGAAAAGAAAGGATTTTATGCTTTTGGAGGCACAGCGAATTGTACAACCAAATGTTTTTGCACTTACCCTGGAAGGTATTGGAATATATAATAATACCCTCATCGTAAAAAAAGCATGTCGGTACATTTTGTCCCGTTTGTCTAAAATCGAAGAGTACTTTCATCCAAACAATAAAAAAGGAACCATTATGAAAAAAGATGAACTCGTTGAATTGATGAAAGACGGTACCTCCGATGAAGGGCAACTATTGGAAAATATGTATTGTTTCTTGTTTAAAGAAGATGATTTTTACATATTTGAACTAAGGGATGATGATTATACGATAGGAAAACTTTTGGAAAATCACTTTTTCGAGCTTTATGAACCTGAAACTTCATTTGTAGGATTCAAAAAAGATCATCCTACGAAGAAAGAGGCTTACATTTACATCAAGTATAAATCAAATGAAATGAATGATATGACAGTGTATTCACACTTTTCAAATCTTGTTGCGAATTTAATAGGCCTCTTTAGAACAATTGATGATGAATTTAAAATATAAATAAATAATCCTTTTCATATAATATAATATGGAACGAAAATTAACATATGGTTCAATTGTTCGTCTAAGAGACGAAAGTCAAAAGTATGGTAACGATATATTTTTTATTGAGAATGTGAATAAAAATAATATCATGCTGATAACGAAACAAACTGGTATGTTTCAATTATTTTTGGATGATGATGTATGGAAAGACGAAGAGGGAATCGTAATTGAAAATATTGTTGTTTTGTTTAATCAAACAAAAGGTTATGCACTCTTGAATGATTTAATGCCGGTGCGAATTTAATAGGCCTCTTTAGAACAATTGATGATGAATTTAAAATATAAATAAATAATCCTTTTCATATATAATATGGAACGAACATTAACATATGGTTCAATTGTTCGTCTAAGAGACGAAAGTCAAAAGTATGGTGACGATATATTTTTTATTGAGAATGTGAATAAAAATAATATCATGCTGAAAACGAAACAAACTGGTATGTTTCAATTATTTTTGGATGATGATGTATGGAAAGACGAAGAGGGCGTCGTGATTGAAAATATTGTTGTTTTGTTTCATCAAACAAAAGGTTATGCACTCTTGAATGATTTAGTGCCGGGAGTGTTTGTGCGAGTCGAGTTCGAGAACAATGAATATTTAAACGGTAAGATTACAGCTTTACAACAAGATATGATAAAGATTGATGACTTGTATTATATTGATTTTAAATTCAGTGGTATCCACGAGGATTACCATATTCAATCAATTCACATTGTAGATGAAGTCCAAAACGAGAATAAATTGAACGAATATGATGTACAAGAGGAAGAATCTATAGAAGATCGTGAAACGATTTTTATATATGATCGGCAACAGCAAATTGATGACTATGTGGAAAAAATGTCCACAAAAACCCATGATAAAAAAGTAGAACACGAAATTCATAAATACATTCAGTTACTGGATACTTATACGGATTTAAAGAAACAAAAGCGCATCAAATTATTACCGGAAAATCAGGTACACGAATCTTTTAAATATTTAAATAAACATTTTTTATATCCCGTATCATCTCATGTAAGCACGGTGAAGTATTCTGGGTTGGAGTCAAGCAAGCCACATGTAATATTCAAATATATTCAGGATATCAATGATGAGGTGCAAAGATTATCAGGAGTGAAAAACGACAAAGAAAAAATGAGCTTTTTAGAGAACCTTATATTTGAGAGTGATTCTCAAATCGACCATCATTTTCCCGTAAAAATTGTTTCAGATACGCCTCTTTTACGCGTCCGGTACCCGACCCTTGCACCACATTACGCAATTAGCACGGATATCAATGATCGTCGCAAATATCCAATAAAATTACTACATTATACGAAAGAGAACCTAAAAAAGGGGGATATTTTTTTTATCAATGGTGTTGCGTTTCACGACACTTCGGAAATAAATGTCCAAATGAATGTACAACATGGTGAAAATATTTTATCAAAATCCGTGCAGAATCTTCATCCCTATATGGGAGGTTCAAATATAGAATCTATTAATGATGAAAAGAACATTACATTCCAAGAGAAAAAAATTCAATTATTTAACATTAAAAACAGTGATAAAAATTGGAAGTCTTTCGTCCAATCTCTCAATATGAATCTTAAAGAAATCTACACTCAAACACGCAAAGGTTTAGATATGACTACATACGATATAATGCGTCATTGTAGTCTGCTGAATGTAGATAAAGTTACAAATGTAGATATGACATGGATGAATAAAACAGTACGAAGAAATATTCAAAGTTTCAAAAGCAATGTACAAAAAAAAAATATGACATGGAAATCAATCGATTATGTTCCTTATGTTTTTCAACACAAACAAGCGTCTGTACTATATCCTCTTTTATGTGATTATTATGATCCAAATCAAAGAATCATTTCCATAGATAAGAATCACCCATGTGAAATATTTCAACAATCTCATATGGATAGTGGAAATTTGTTGATGAGTCATTTGCAAGAAAACACCAGCAAATTGCGAATGAAATTTTCCGATGAAGAAATAAACGAAGAGGTACAAAAGTTACAAATACAATTAGACGAAAAATTACAGTCTAACAACAATTCGATCAAAGTATTAAATGAATATGTGAAGGAATATGAGACATTGGAACAATTACAAGAAGATGAAAAGAATAAGATATTATTGAAGGATGTAGAGAAGTATGCAAATCCAGTTCAATATTTATTTTTTTACATTCATTCGAAGACCAAGGATTTTGGAAGCGATGTAGAGTTTGCGAAAAATGTACGAGAAATGCTACGAGATGATTCTTATATACAAAGCGAAGAAACGATGAACGATGTGAAAGAAAAGGTTTTTGGTCTCTTGTCGGAACCGGAACGTACCGAGGCCTTTATCTCTTTACAAACACAAATGGCCAAACTTCAAATTCGGAAAGACGACAAATGTTTTGTGAAAGAAAACAAGACGGCTTATGTATATAATGGCACTGTATGGGAGAGTTTGGATATGCAAGAAGAAAAGTTAAAAAGAAAGAAGGTTCTTCGCATCAAAAATACGGACAAAGATTTCGAAAATATAAAGGTCGATATTTTAAATGATTATGCCTTGAATTTGATTCGTAATATGCAACATGAAAGGGTGATTCATGAAGAAACCGATAAGTTTCGTCAATACAATGAATTGACCAAATACAAAGCAAAATTAATTCGATTGAAAAATGATCGGATTCGCCATATTTTGAGTTATAACAATACAAAGTTATCAGAACAACTTCAATTCAATCTATCTGCTTATTTAACTAATATCAATCCATCGCCATATTTATCTTTATTGTATCACATATTAAGTTACGAAGACCTTTCTCAGAAATATTCTTTATTGAATCGATTCATAACGTTATTAACAGTGGAGCGAGATGACAATGAGTGGTTGTATTGTGCTCTTAAGGAATCGAGATTAGTCCCGAAATTTTATAAGCGATTGATTCAAGCATACATGCAAAACAATCATGAGGCAGTATTGCGTGATATATGTAATAAAGAATGTTATTGTGCCGAAGACATGTACATTCATAAGGTTACTGGCATGACCGTTCGAAAGATTGATTTTGATACAAATTATGGATATGATGAGAATGGATTCAAGATAACACTGGATGAAGTCCCAGAGCAAGAAGACAAGGATCATGATCAAAAAGAAGATGTACTTATCGAGGATGAAGATGGTGATTATCAGCTAAGGAAAGAAATAGTTTTGAATTATGAAGAAAAAGAAATGTATCATTTTGTATTATCAATGATGAAAATTATTGGAATTCGTCCGTTTATGCTTCATGAATATGAGTATATACAAGTCATGAATACAATTTACAAAAAATCAATGAAAAAAGACAAATCGAAAGGAAAAGACATAAAAAAAAATCGTATGTATGTTATTTTGTCTTTTCTATTGATTTATGTTCAATGTATGAATATACATATAAAGACAACTTTTTCTGGATGTCACACTTCTTTCGACGGATTTCCTCTCCTTCAAAGTAGTGAGAAATTAGATGGATTGATTTATTTTTCTTGTGTTTTGGCAAAAGTGTCGAAGAATAACACTAGCACTCCATATGAATCATTTCAAAAAATGAACAAGTCAGAAATAACCGATGAACTATTTCAATTCATAGAGAAGCATATGTTACCCAACGCATTTATAGGTTCCATGCTTGAAAATAAAAGAAAGTTGGATGTGAATTTACTTCTGTTTGAAGAAAAAGACAAAAAAGATGTAGTACTTGATAAATTTATTGGTTTTTCTCCTTCGTTGCATGAATTTCGGGTCAAACAAGTGGAAATGTATCCAAAATTAAAAAAACAACCTTTCACTTTTTCTCATTATGCACATCATACAGATTTCAACATGTTTCTCAACCTACAAATTCAAGAATTTATTCAAAACCAAATGAAAAAACAAGTTCCACTTCTATCAAATACTTATAAAGAACCTTTTATGGTAAATTTTTGTTGTAGCCAAACAAAATATATTTTACAGCATTTGTGCTCGAGTGAGGATTTACGCAACCAATTTCAGAAACTCATGAAAGATTCGAGTGTATTGGAAAATATCATGCAAGATATCCGACAATTTTATTTAAAAAATCCATTCGTATCTTTTCTCAAAAATCCTATAAAAAGTCACCAAGAATCAATCGATCATAGTGTTACCATTGATGAGACGGTGGTATATGCATACATGATACAT